CTTTTGTTGGGTATAATTTCCCTTCAATTAATGAAGGAGATATTTCTCGCAAAAGGTTTTGCGACTTTAAAGTTCTTAAATTGAATTTATATGGTTGAATTTTGTTGGAATTTATAATAGTTGCGTTATCAACCGAAAGAAATTTTGAATCTCTTATATTTGATCTACTTTTTGCTAATTTAATATTATTCGAATCGATTCTTTTAATATAATAAATTCCCTCAGCAAATAAAGAACTTGATATTATGGTTTTTTTTGTAACATTTCCATCAGCATCGGCGGAAGAAACCGTATTTTTTTCTGGAGTATAATATACAATATCTCCAGTATAAAATCCATGATCAGTGGATGATGTTATTTTGAAAGTATCCCCAACAAATGTTCCAGAAAATATTACAGATTTATCTGAAATATTAAGATCTTGGTTATTGTAATATGGTAAAGAAGGTGATGCAACTAATGTTCTATCTTTTATTTTGTAGATATTTTGAACATTGGCATTTAATGATGAAGTCGAAGGAAAAGTTGGTGAATTTACTTTTAATAGTTCTCTTTTTATAGTATAGTTGTTTTCTAATAATTCACCTTGTCCTCTTATTGTCAAAGACTTTGATGAAGTAATATCAATAACATTGGATGTTTTTTCTACTCCAGATTCACCTATAACTTTTAATTTATCTCCAATTTTAAAAATATGATCGTTTGTAGTAATAAGACCATATGTATTATCTGAATTATCAAGTCTAGTAAAAGATTTGACATCATATGAAGTTGCCAAATTAAATAACCAATTGTTTGAGACTACATCTTTTGGATTGACTCCAAGAGTTTTAATTTCTGCAGTGTCACCTTTTGCATAATAATAAGTGTCATCAACAATATCAAGATTTTCTAAGACAGAATTGATTTTTATCTTTATTCTTTCCGTCGTTACGCCAATAACTTGATCATGAATATCTCGTATTTCTTTTCTAAAATCCCCATATGCAAAGGTATTAATTCCAATATTACTAGCGTCTAAAATTGTTGCAGTTAAATTGGAACAATTAAAAAATTGTGTAAGAGATTTTGAAGTATATGATACTTCACCCAAACTATTATTACTATAAGTTACTGACAATTCCCCACTTTGAGGAAATCCAACTGTAGAATCCACAGATAATACTGTAGTTCCGGCAGAAACTTGCCCGATTAACTTTGTTTTTGCATGAATAGAAAAATTTCCATATATTGCGCCATCAACATTAATATCTCTATCATATCCAGCATCAATACTTAATTTGTAGTAAGTATTTCCAGCTCCAGAGATTATTTTTTCAACTTTTGCAATAGGAGCATATGCTTTAGTAATATCACCATAAGAGTCTTGTATTAAAGTAGAATTCTCAAGATTCAGTGGATCACCAGAAATACTTTCAACTACCAAATCTTTGGTTATATCATAATGTGCATCTGATGCCCTAAAAAGAAAATCTTTTGGACGAATTATTGATACATTTTCTCCATAAAGTACTTTAAACAAAATTCGGAAAGATTCATCAGTCCCTTTACTTCTATAAAAATCTTTTGCTTGCTTAATGAAGAGAGATTGGTTTAAATCACTAGAAAAAGTTCTATTTTCAAAACCAGGTGTTAATTGATATTTTGATTTAAGTAAAAATTCTTTCAGGAATAACGAACTTAAATTAGTGATTGTTGCTCCAGAAGCATGTTCTGCAACTTCTGATTGCGAAAATACCAATTCATCTGAATGATTTTGCTTATTATAAGAAGTAATGCCACTAAAACCTCTTATACATCCAGTAAATGAACTATCAGTCTTTCCTGTATATGTAATAATTTCATCATTAATTTGAATTAATCCATATGAATCAGGAAATCCATAGGTTCCATTTGTAATTGGTACATTAAATACGACATTAATTACATCATCTGTAATTGATACAGAAGAAGACAATATTGCGCTTTCAATTTGATTTGTCTGCTCATCAATTTTTATATAAGTATCAATATTTTGTATTAAATCGGCGGGAGCGCCCTTAAATTCTTGGGATATGTAATACTGAGATAAAAATTCAGAAACTAATGGAAAATCTTCCCTCACATATGAAGGAAGTTGATTCTGGACAATGTTGCTAAACTTGATTCTAGTTTCTGTCATTTGATTATAATCTTACTAAGTTCCCGTTGGTGTAGCTTGATGTTACAATGTAGTTTGATGCGGATGGATCAAGACCCGATGAAACTTCATCAATAACCATGTCAAATATGCTGTTATTAATATCTAGTTGCAAATATAAATCCTGTAATCCAATTACATCATTTGACTGTGGAGTAACAGAAATTTCAATAATTGACTGACCATCTTTGATTTTAGCAGAACTAATATTAATTGGATTTAATGTAATAATGCCACTAGTATAATTAATTTTCCCAACACCTCTTTTCAAAATTGTTGGACTCAATGATGATGTTGATGGTACAGTAAATAAAAATATAGTTCCAGTCTTTCTATTAGTATCTGGAATGTCCGAAAGATATACATCTTGCAGAATTCCACTTACTCTAAATGCAGATGATTTAATATTATATCCATCCATACTCTTAATATGGAATTCATTTCCAAATCCAATTGAATATTCTACAAAGGTATTTAATACCACTCTAAGGTCCCTTCTCATCTGAACCTTGGTAATATTTGATGTAACAGAAGCATGACTATCATCAATAATTTTCAAGAATTTGCTGTACTTAAATCTTGCACCATACTTATTTAACTCAGTAGATTCAGCATACTTATTGGCATTTGTTTGAATTATACTGGAAACATATGCAGAATTTGGAGCAAGATTTGTATTGTAATAAACTTTTGAATCTATTTCAAGATAAAGATATTTTAAATCTAAAATTTCTGGAACAATGCCTGCAACGGCATATTTCTTCAACTTCATTTTAATATTTTCTTTAATCAAGTTTGGAAGAAAATCACCAGTTCTTGGCTTAATACTGATAAAAACCTTTCCATATTGTGGAGGAATTACTTCTTCTCCTCCAAATACAGAGATAGATTCTGTTTCAGGATAAATTTTTGCAGGAATCAAAGTCTCATAATCATTTGCAGTAAGTGCTCTATTCTGAGATGCATAGATTCTGGGGGCATATTTTTTAATTGATTCAACTCCTTCTATACTCTCTCCACCAATTGATGACAATCCAGTCGTCAAAAGAGAAATTCCGGATGAAACAACATACTCCACAGAATTTCTTGTATATGTTAATCTTCCAGAAAAACTAAATTGACCAATACCATTTCCACTATCACCATTGGTTACGATATATGATGCTTCAATATAGTAACCTTCTTGAAGTGCTTTTCCAAAAACACCGTCACCAAAAATTAATTCGTATCTTTCATCTTCAATTTCTTGTAAAAAGTAAACTTCAGATTCGCCATCAACACCAAATAAACTATCTTGAAGATTATATTTTACTGAAACGGTTGCCGTAGAGGAATTATTTTTAACCAACACTGAGATTAAGTCAGTATCAATACCACTATTCGGAAGAATAAATCTTTGATTTGGATTTCTTGATGTATAAGTAAAACTGGTATTTAATAAGATGCCTTCATAAATTTGAATATCTGTAAAAGATGCAATATTATCAACTACAGGAACAGTAATGTCTTCCAAAATTGAGAAGACAAATGATTGATTGCCAAAGGAACCCGTGGTACTTGCAATAGGGCCTTTTTTAAGAGTTAATGCTGCAGGAGCAGGAGTAATATTTGTAGTATCAACAAAGAAACTTACTGTTGCTGTTGCTGCTTTCTTTGAACGAGGAATATATCCAATATTTCTTGCCAGAGAAACAACATTTTCTCTGAGAGTTGCACTATCAATGAATACCTCATTTGCCACCATGTTGGCATTGTATGAAGTAATATAGGTATTATATGCCAGTACATCAAGAATCGTTGAGAGATTAGATCCCTCGAAGTCATAATCTGTAAAATTGGAGTTTGACTTTAAGTAGTCTCTTAAAGTTGTCTTAATCTGGTCAAAGTCCAGATTTGTAAAATTTACTAATGGCATTTACCTAGTAGGTTGCAGAACGAATTGTAATTGCTGAGCAGGAACATCGGCACCAATAATCCGATAATTAATCACTACATCAAAAGAACCATTATCATAGTCAGGATTTGTTTGTACCTCAATCAATCGAACTCTTGGTTCATAGTTATTAATTGAATTGCGAATTTCATCCCGAATAATTGATGCAGAAATTTCATCAACATTTTCAAAAAGTGATCTACTGACTCTTGAACCAAAGTTTTCATTAAAAAACTTTTCGCCAGGAAGAGTAAAAACGATATTACGAATCGAGCGAGCAATCGCAGTTTCATTTTTAAGTGCTATTAAATCACTGCTCAGAGGATTACTCTGAAAAGTCATACTAATATCTTTGAAACCTTGACTTACTCGCTCTAGTGGCATTAAGTATTATAATTCTACCTTATTTATTGTACTAAAATTCAGTTAAGGGAATGGGCTCAGTACCATATTCCCAGTCATCATAGTCGTCATCATTACGAATTTTTTCGTGAAGTTCCTTTTGAACTTGAAAGTCATGTTTTTTGGGAGTGAGATCATCATTTGAAATCTCCCGAAGCATTTTTTGTTCCATTTGTAAATTCCGATTTGATAATCAGAACTTTTTACGGGGTTGCTATCCCGAATAACTTTAAACGCTGTACAGGACCGTATAGGTGCCTTAGGGAATGTTATTTCTGTGCATCGTAAAATTCTTTTGTATTCGAATATCTGAGTTTTTAAATGTCCAACATTCTCCATTACTATCTAGAAACACAACCCATTCAAGATCGTGCTCTTGCGATCTATCAATACAAAAAAATGCCCAACCGTTACCCTTTGGAGTAACGACTGGGATTGTAGGATTCAATTGAATCACCGACCTTGACCTCTATACTTTTTTCTACGTCCATTACGAGAAGTAGCCGAGAGAAGAGTACGAGCCGATCTTCCTTGACGAGTTTTTTTCGGAGCTCCAGGTACATGAAGCACCTTATTCATCGATCCGCCTTTTGCCATTTAGATTTCCTCCAATTCAATTTCATTAATATCAAAAGTTTCATCATCATAATAAGTTTCTGAAAGATCCATCAGAATCTCTGCACATTGTTCATGAGAGAGATCTTGATGAATCTTACGACCTTTATATAAGACGTTAAACTTCTTCATCAGATTACGCGAGTTTTTTCGTGACCAACGCGAATCCGAGGATCGCACCAGATTTCAAAACCTTCTTCTTTTGCATCGAGACAGAACGAAACGTCTTCTCCACACATATCTTGTACTGCACCAG